ACCAACATGGGAAACACTGGATGAAGCAGAAAAGCAAAAAGGTGTTGATGGTAAAGTGTGTTGGAAAGGCTACAAAAGAATGGGCACCAAGATGAAGGGTGGCAAAAGAGTAGACAACTGCGTTCCAATTAAGAAAAAATAAAAATCCAATAAATACACACAGTTATTATTTAAACCATGAGAGGACTGTGTCTTGAACTTTGTTGCAAATATACCATACATCAAATGTTGGGTCAAAAAAGAATACGTACACGATTTCCAACGTGGGCATGGTGATTTCATAGAAGCAATTCTTATAGCAGTTAAATCAGTACAGGGTAGAGCATTAATGTTTGAAGCATACTTGCCAGAGTATGGAGCCTGTTACGACAAGTTTCCAATATCAGCATTTGTTTGGCGCACAGACATCAAAGAAGAAGAACAACTTCCACTTGGTACACTTGAACTTTGGGATTCATTCAGTTCCAATATACAAGTTTGGACCAAAGCCATGTTGAAAAATTGTGATGTCGAAATCATGTTGAAGGGTGGTGGCAGAATGAAAGGTGAATATTTGTTCACTGTTGATGCATGTCATGGAGATCCCAACACCGTCAATACCGGAGTTTCCGAAGTACCCTCAGAACACAAACAACACAATTTTGGTAGATTGGCAAATGGACAATACTTTGCACAACCAAATAATAGAATGCTTTGGTTTGAACAATCACTCACGGCATCAGAATTAAAAATACCAGACTTTCAAGTCAGCACCAAAGAGTTTTTCTGTGAAAATGAAAGCACAGTTACTTTTGGTGATTCCGACGATTATTTCTACGAAGATAAATTAAGAGATTCCAAATAAGACACTTGACTTCTTGAAAAAAATTAAGTATAATAGCGAATAAGAAGGAGAACATATGTCTTTAAAAGGAACAAAAACATCAGATAATCTGAGAGCCGCGTTTGCAGGCGAGAGTGAAGCAAACAGAAGATACCTTTATTTTGCTCAAAAGGCAGACATTGAAGGTGCACCAGATGTTGCATCAGTATTTAGAAGCACAGCAGAAGGTGAAACAGGACACGCACACGGACATCTAGAATATTTAGAAGAAGTGGGAGATCCTGCAACAGGTGAACCAATGGGTGAAACTGAAGACAATCTTAAATCAGCAGTGAAAGGTGAAGTGCATGAGTACACTGATATGTACCCAGGCATGGCAAGAACTGCTAGAGAAGAAGGTTTTGAAGAAATCGCAGATTGGTTTGAAACACTTGCAAAGGCTGAGAAGTCACACGCAGGTAAGTTTCAAAAAACACTAGACGCATATCTAGAAAGCAAATAATTATATCGGAGCGGCATCATGTCGCTCCATACAACCACACAAGGAGAACAAAATGGCAGGCAGAACATACGGTCCAGAAGAACAAGCAAAACTTAAAAGAATTATAGATGAAGGAGCCAACGTTCTTTCAGAAGTTGAAGATTTAAGTGGCGGATTAAAAGACACTGTGAAAGCAGTTGCAGAAGAATTAGAAATCAAACCAGCACTTATAAACAAGGCAATTAAGATTGCTCACAAAGGTGAATGGCACAAATATTCAGACGACTTTGATTCATTAGAAAACTTGATTATTGCAGTTGGTAAAGACCAATAGTCGTGTACAACTTATGAAGTATATGGTTGACATTGACAACACAATTTGTTATAATGAAAACAGTAACTATGTAGACAGTAAGCCAGACCTTGTTCGCATAGCGAAACTTAACGCACTGTACGATAAAGGCAACGAAATACATTATTGGACAGCACGAGGTGGTAATTCAGGCAAAGACTGGACTGAACTTACACATCAACAGTTAAAGGATTGGAATGTAAAGCACACTTCAATCACAATGAAAAAACCGGTGTACGATGTCTGGATAGATGACAGAGCCATAAATGCAACAGACTTTTTTGGCGGATATGAGTTGAGAACAACAGACGAAGGAATATGAGAATAGATTATAACATACATTTAGATTACTCAGACGTACTATTACAACCTAAAAGATCAACATTAAATTCAAGACGTGATGTAGATATCATGCGTGAGTTTAAATTTAAAAACAGTGGCAAGACTCTTTCATATGTGCCGATCATGGCATCGAACATGGATGGTGTTGGCACATTTTCAATGGCAAGAGTGCTACAAGAATTTAAAATGCTTACAGTAATTAGAAAGCATTACACTATAGATGATTGGAAAAACGCCGCAGGCACAGGATTAAAATTCAAATATGTTTCTGCCTGTGTTGGTACAGGAGCGATGTGGGACGAAAACGCACAGGACTATCAAACATTGAAACAAGTGATGTCTGCATTTCCTGACATTCCATGTATTACAGTTGATGTTGCCAATGCTTATCATGAATCATTTGTGGATTTTGTTACAAAAATTAGAGAGGAGTATCCGGAAAAAGTTATCATTGCAGGTAACGTTGTTACTCCTAACATGACAGAAGAATTAATTATTAAAGGTGCAGATATTGTCAAGGTAGGAATTGGACCTGGATCAGTTTGCACAACAAGAACGCAGACAGGAGTAGGTGTTCCACAATTTTCAGCGATCATGGAATGTTCAGATGCCGCAAATGGTGTGGGAGGACATATCATTGCAGACGGTGGATGCACTCAGCCAGGTGATGTTGCCAAAGCATTGAGTGGTGGTGCACATTTTGTCATGCTAGGTGGAATGTTAGCAGGACATGATGAATCAGAATTAGAGTTAAAAGATGGCAAGAGAGTGTTTTATGGTATGGCTTCACAGACAGCATTAAGCACACATGGACAAAGAAAAGACGGATACAGAGGCGTAGAAGGCAAAACAGTAACACTACAAGACAAAGGCTCAGTTAAAGAAACTGTTGAACAAATACTAGGTGGAGTCAGAAGCACTTGCACTTACATTGGAGCAAGACGAATCAAAGACATGCCTAAAGCGGCACACTTTGTAAGAGTCAACAATGTGATCAACAGAGTCTTTGATAGATTCGAAACAAAATAATTATGGAAAAAGTAAACACAGGCAACAACCTAAAATGGTTAGCAACAGCAATTTTAATTATAGGCACATTCGTAAATGCGGGATTTCCTGAACTATATCCTGCAGGTCCACTGCTTCTGGCAATGGGCGGAATAGTTTGGTTAATAGTATCCATTCTTTGGAAAGAACCGGCACTGATTGTAACAAATTTAGTATTGACAGCAATGGGTTTCGGAGGTATACTATTATATTATATAAAGTAAGGCAATATCAGCCACAATTGATTTTAGGTATTTTGTCAGCCACAAATGACAAAAAGGAGAACAAATGAGTTACATAGACGGATACTTTGACAGAAATTCTGATATTATAAGAATTGTTGAAAGACAAAACAAAGAAAGAGTATTCAAAGAATATCCAATCAAATACACATTCTATCACGAAGATCCAGGTGGCAAATACAAGAGTACTACAGGTAAGCCTTTAAACAGAATCGTATCTAAGAACACAAAAGATTTTCATAAAGAACTTGCAATCAATAGAAATAAAACTTTATTCGAATCAGACATAAATCCAATCTTTCAATGTTTAAGTGAAAATTATCTTAATCAAAATGCACCCGATTTAAATATAGCATTCTTTGATATTGAAGCAGACTTTGATCCTGAAAAAGGATTCAGTCAACCTAGTGATCCATTTATGCCAATCACAGCAATCACAGTTTCATTGCAATGGTTAAACACTATGGTTACGTTTGCTATACCTCCTAAAACAATGGGTATAGAAGAAGCAAAAGAATTAACAAAAGGCATAGAGAATGTGTATCTTTATAAAGATGAAGCAGATATGCTTAAAGCATTTTTAGATATCATCCAAGATGCTGATGTAATATCAGGATGGAATTCAGAAGGTTATGACTTGCCATACATCATAAACAGAATTAAAAAGGTAATGAGTAAAGATGACACAAGACGTTTGTGTTTATGGAAACAGATGCCAAAGAAAAGAACTTTTGAAAGATATGGTAGAGAACAGGAAACTTATGACCTAGTGGGCAGAGTGCATTTAGATTCATTAGAACTTTATAGAAAATACACCTATGAAGAAAGACATTCGTACAGGTTAGATGCTATAGGTGAACATGAAATAGGTGAAAGAAAAACTGTGTATGAAGGTAGTTTGGATCAACTTTATAATCAAGACTTCAGAACATTTATAGAATACAACAGACAAGATACTGCGTTGTTAGACAAATTGGATCGTAAACTTAGATTCATAGCACTTTCAAATGAATTAGCACACGCCAACACTGTGTTACTTCAAACAACACTAGGAGCAGTGGCAGTAACAGAACAAGCAATTATAAATGAAGCACATAGACGAGGAGTGCAAGTTCCTAATAGACCAAAACGAGATGAAGATTCTACAACAGCCGCAGGTGCATATGTGGCATATCCAAGAAAAGGTTTACACAGTTGGATAGGTTCGATGGATATTAATTCACTGTATCCATCTGTGATTAGAGCCTTGAACATGGCTCCAGAATGTGTGATGGGACAATTGAGACCAACATACACAGACGAATACATCGAAGAACAAATGACATTGCAGAAGAAGTCATTTGCTGGTGCTTGGGAAAATCATTTTGGATCATTGGAATATGATGCTGTGATGGATAAAAGAAAAGATATCAGTATTAATGTAGATTGGGAAGATGGTAAATCAGATGTAATGAGTGGTGCTGAAATTTACAAGATGGTATTTGACAGCAACAATCCTATGATGATCAGTGCAAATGGAACAATATTTACAAGTGAGTTTGAAGGTGTAATACCTGGACTACTTGCTCGTTGGTACAAAGAAAGAAAAGAAATGCAGGCAATGTTGAAAAAAGCCAAAGAGGCAAAGAATGATGCAGAGATTGAATTTTGGGATAAACGACAGTTGGTTAAGAAGATTAACTTGAACAGTTTGTATGGTGCTATTCTAAATCCTGGTTGTAGATTCTTTGACAAACGTATTGGACAATCAACAACACTGTCGGGCAGACAGATATCCAAACACATGGCATCCAAGATCAATGAAGTAATAACAGGCGAATACAATCATGTTGGTAAAGCAATGATATATGGTGATACAGATTCAGCATACTTTTCAGCATATGAAGTATTGAAAAAAGAAATAGACGAAGGAAAAATTCCTTGGACTAAAGAAAGTGTTGTGAAACTGTATGATCAAGTGGCAG